AATTCAAAACCAAAATACACGCCAAAAAATATTAAAAGCTTTCTACAAGGATATTCCAGATATTATTACGACAACATATTTGGATTGCCGGAACACATCAAACAACAAGTGGCCTATAGATTATATGTATGCAAGGATACCTGTCTCGGAAAAGACAAAGACGGGAATGTGGGCAGGTGCGAAATATGTACCTGTCCCACAATACAGAAATCGTATGCGACAAAAAGTTGCAATATAGCAAAGTTTCCAGACCTGATGGATAAGCAAGCTTGGATTAAATTTATGCAGGAAAAAAATATCAGCGAAAAAATAACAAGCATCCAGGAAGAAATAAATGAAATCATAAATTTGCAAAACAATTAAAATCAAAACCTACTAATAATTCAAATACTATGTGTGAAACAAGTGAAAATTTAATCTCAAAAATGGATGAACTCGAGGATCCGGTTTTTTATTGTCAACATTGCTTGAACCTAAAAATAATGCAGGCAGAAAAAACAAATCAATGCTATTGCGGAGTTTGCGGCAATCTTGATATATTGCTCACAGACATTTCGGATTGGGAAACAAAATACATAAATCGTTATGGAAAAAAATATCTGGAACAAGGAGAAATACAAGTTCTTGGAAAACAAAAAGAATCAGACGGAGAAAACACATCAGTTTGACAACACCAAGACTTCCAGCAAAATATTCAGAAGAAGTGAGCAAGAGCTTGTTTGTAATTTTGCCGACAGAAACAGTTGCAACATAGTAATCACCAACAGTACTACCATGGAGATTATACGCTACTCTATTGAATCAAGGGACGATGATGAAGACGACATCGTTGTCAATAGGATAGTTTCAAAAATAATTTTAAACTAATGAACAACAATATTCAACACATTAAAGCTACTGAAGAACAGTTTTTCAAGTTATGGGTAAACATGCTTCAGCCATTCTTGAAACTAAGACAGCAAGAAGTGACAACACTAGCTAAGATACTTTATCACAGGCACAAGATTTCTTTAAAGTTAAACGACAAGACGGCAATCGACAATCTTCTCTTTTCCGAAGAGAACCGCCGAACTATGCGCAACGAACTAAAGCAAGAAGCCTATACTTTCAATAATATTCTTGTAATACTTAGAAAGAAAAAATTGGTGATAGACAAAACTGTGAACCAAGTAATTATTCCGAATGTTGAAGAAAACTTTCAAAACTTCACTTTTACTTATGCAATATCAATTAAACCAAGAGAACAATGATTGATAACAGGAATGAGAAAAAACGACAGTCTTTAGAAGAGAAAAGAATATCCAAAGTGAGCTTTGAACTAAACGTTCCAGAAGACATCGTGAAAAATTCAATAGATATTTTATTCTCTTTTATGAAAGAGAAAATAGAGCTTGTCGATCTCAAAAATAACGAATTACTTTCTGAAGAGGAATTCAAAAAGAAAGTTCCGATAGTCAAAATACCTCACTTGGGATTTATGGTTCCGAGTTACAAAGCGTATGCCTCAATGAAAAAAAATCAAGAAAACAAAAACAATCAATAAAAAACAAAAATGAAAAAAAAATTAAATATCCCAGCAAACAACTTAATAAAAAACGAAGCAGGTATTCTAGTAGAACCAGATTTCTTGTTGAGCAAGAATGGTGACTCAGGGTCGTTCAAGAACCAGGATCGAAAAATTGAAGCTCATAATAAATTACGAAGAAAAGAAATCAGGGCGCCAAAGCCAGGAGTAAAAGTACCTTTCTCGATGGTGATGGTAAAAGCCGTTAGGCCAAAAATGATAAACACTCTTGCTCACATGAACATGATAAACGTGACAATAGAAGGAGATGAGCGATTTAAACGCGAAGCCAGCACTATGGTAAGAGTAATTCTTGACGAGCAAGAGATTGTAAGTGTTGGAAAAAACGCCGAAGAGAATTTCAAAGTTGGAGAACTAGTAAAAATAGACTTCAGAAGATTTATGGCCCTGCGTGACACAAACGAATCTAATCCTAATGGTGAGTACAGCAAAGAAATAGACGTTCCAATATCTGCAATTGATGGATACGAGTATATTATTATCGACCAAAGAGATATTCGATGGACATTTGACAGAAATCATCAGCTTGATGACTTAATCGGATACGAAGATGAGGTTGTTTAGATGTAGCGACGGATTCAACGTCGAAATAGACCCTGAAGTTTTGTTGATAAAAGCGTTTAATGACCTGTATGTCAACAGAAACGGAGATGAAAACTTGATACTCAAGGAATTTGCGTATGTTTATTTCTTTCTTGACGTGCAGTCTGATTTTATGCAGGAACTTGACGATGACGAAAGAGCGAGAGATGTTATTAAACACGTAAACTTGCCAAATAAATGGAAACCGGATGAATATGTTTTAGAATGTTGTCTTGTTTTTCAAAAAATGTCCGAGACAATAAGTAGCAAACTATTACAGTCAACGCAAAGAATAGCGGACAAAATCACGAAAGAGCTTGACAACATAGATTTAGCTAAACTTGACAAGAACGACAAGCCTGTTTATGACATCAAGAAGATAATTGAAAGCGCAAAAGCGGTTCCTGGATTGATGGAAACATTGATTAAAGCGGAAAACGAATACATTCGCGGCCAAAAAGAATCAAGTAAGAACAAAGGTTCTAAAATAAAGTCTGCATACGAAGATATGTAATAACAATAGTGATAGTATTTTTTTATTATATTTGTTGTCTAGGAAATAAATATACAGACAAAAAATGAAGGACTTTGAATTAAACAATATCGTGTCAACAAACGTTGATGAAGATTTTTTAAAGACTTTAAAGAAAGAAGAAAGGGATATGTTGTTGGATTATCTAACATCTATCCCTTTTATTCGTAATCTAATAAGCATAGACAGGAAATATGCAAAAGAACTTCCTAGGTGGGAAGACCCAAACAATACAGAACTAGAAATTCCAAGAACTCCAAGTGTAACCGGAAGAATACACGTCGATATTACGAATCCACATATACTTGAAAATATGGACTACTTCAGACAAGCGGCCATACATTTCGAAGAACACGGAGTTTACACCAAATTAAAACCAAGCAGAAATCCGCTGAGCGATTATAGATTATTCTGGGATGAAGAAATAAGGAGATGTTGGTATGGAATGACCCGGGAATCCGACGGTGAATGGGTATCCGGATATTTTTATTTCTATCTAAATTATTCTCCAATAATGAAATCGAAAACAAAAAAAGGATCCAGGCGTGCCGACCGCGTCCAGGGCCTGCCTGATTTTTACGATGGAGATTATTTGTTTTTTCATTATTTAGACCAAGCCCGTGAAGCCGGTAGCCACACCGTAACACTCAAGAAACGTGGAGCTGGTTATTCACTTAAAGGCGGCGCAAAAATGGGAAGAAACTTTATTCTTGGAGAAAGCGAAGACGCAAAACGAAACGTGGTAAGCCTTGCTATTGCCAACGAAAAAGAATATTTGACAAAAGACGGAGTATTAAACAAATTTGTTGACGTAATCGACTTCTGTGCAACCCACACGCCTTGGCCAAGTATTCGGGATCTTAAAAATTCTTGGATAAACATGCAGTGGATGATGGGTTATAAAGAAAGAGAAACAGGAATTGAAAAAGGAACTCACAACCAAGTAATGGGAGTTACATTAAACAATGACCACGAGAAAGCAAGGGGTAAGCGCGCCGTACTTATCGAATGGGAGGAATTCGGTAAATTTGACAACGCCATAAAAGCATGGAATATTGGTCGTCCATCTGTTGAAGAAGAAGGAGGTTTTGTATTCGGACTGATGAATGCTTATGGAACAGGAGGAACAGAGGGCGCCGCATTCGCCGGTCTTCGTGAATTGTTTTATAATCCAGGAGGATATAATGTATTTTCAATTTCAAACGTATTTGACAAAAATTCGAATCCTGACAATAAATGCGGTTTCTTTCATCCTAGTTATTTGAACATGAAAGGCCAGATGGATAGTAACGGAAATAGCGATGTGGTTTCTTCTCTTCTCAAGATAATCCAAAACAGGATATTAATTAAATACAACTCGAAAGAGGCAAGTACGATAACTCAAGTAATAGCCGAGAATCCGGTAACTCCGCAAGAAGCAATAATGAAAGTTTCAGGCTCTCATTTTGATACTGTAGAGATTCGTGATTACCTGGAAGAGTGTAGAGTAAATGAGAATAAATTTATTTCTTCACATTTAGTTGGTGATTTAGTTATAAAAGCAAGTGGAAAAATAGAATTTCAACCTAACTTTGACAAGGTTCCAATAAGAAAATATAAATGCGACAAAGAGAATCTTGCCGGAGCAATAGAAATATATTCATTGCCTCAAATAGATTTGTCTTCTGGCGACCCATTCAAATATCGCTACATCGCCGGCATTGACCCGGTAGATGCTGATTATGTTTCAACTGGATCGTTAGCCAGTATTTTTGTGTTTGACTTATGGACGGATGAAATTGTTGCCGAATACACCGGACGCCCGGATTTGGCTGAAGATTTTTACGAGATTTGTAGAAGATTATTGATTTTTTATAATGCTGCAGGTAACTATGAAAGCAATATTAAAGGTTTATTTGGTTATTTTAATGCTAAGAATTCGCTATACTTACTTTGCGACACTCCTAGGTATCTAAGAGACGCGGAAGATCAACGCGAACCAATGATGGGCGGTAACCGTTCTAAAGGAACAAGAACAACGACATTTATTATTGACGATGGTTTGAGGTTGCAGAAATCTTGGCATAGAAGTTTGAGCGAAAAATTGAACTCAAAAGGAGATATAGTAAAAACTCCACAATTGAAACGAATAAGATCACTTGGTTATCTTGAAGAACTATATGAATTCAATCGTGACGGCAATTTCGACAGAGTGTCTGCCATGAATATGGTGATGATATTGCGTCAAGAAAGATTGAGATTAACAGAATCGAGAGATAAGGAAGAAAAAGAAACGAAATACATAGAAGAAGATGATTTCGTTAAATCAAATTACGATGATGATGTTTCTATATCTGAAGATTACGAATTATTCGAACAGTCATATAATCCAAAAGCTAATTATTAAAAAAAATAAAAATGAGCAAGACATCATTTCCTCCTCAGAAGAAAAAATTTAAAGATAAAGGGCCTAAATGGCGTAAAGACCATTTTGGATGGGCAAAGAATGCGATATTTTCTGAAGACTCTTCTATGCGTGCTTCAGTACACAGAAAAGACAGGAATGTTAAATCGTATCTTGGAAGAATAGATATAAATGAATATATGTCGCTTCTCAATCCAAATGCATTAAAAAAATTCGCGGTTCCACAAGAAATACAGCATCACCCAATCGCGGCGCCATACTTAAACGTGCTTATTGGAGAAGAGTTCGACAGAAGATTCGAGTGGAGGGCGATAGTGACAAACCCAAATGCCATTTCGAAAATAGAGATGGACAAAAAAAGAATGTTCGAGAAAAAAATAATCGAACTTTTGGAAGATGTTACACTTACTGAAGAAGAGGCAGCCAAGCAGTTAAAAGCGTTTGATTATTACGTCAAATTCGAATATCAAGACATTCGTGAGAAACGAGCCAATTTACTTTTACGACACTATATAAAAGAGCTTGACTTGAAGTTAAAGTTTAACGGAGGAATAAAAGACGTGTTGTTAAATTCAGAGGAAGCTTATATTGGAGAGGTTTTTAATAATCATCCAAGTATAGAACTTATGGATCAAAGCAAGACATTTGTTATTCGTTCCGGAAACAGCAACAGATACGAAGATGCTGACGTAATAATTAATTACGAGTATATGGCTCCAGGAATGATTCAAGACAGATACTATAGATACTTGTCTGATGCAGACACCAAGACTATAGATGAAGCTTGCGGAGTATCGTTCTCAGGAAACAATGGTTCAGATTTGGATCGTGACGAACAAGGAATAGATTACGGTAGAAAAGAAATGATGAGAGATTTTATTTCGATACCGGGAAGAATGAAGTCTAATTTTTCTGCAGGACATTCAGAAATAGTGGATGGCGAAGGAAATATGCGTGTAATCAGGCTTTATTGGAAATCAAGAAAAATGATTAAACGCGTTAAATCGTACGACCCTCAATCTGGAAAAGTGATTTACACTTATCAATCAGAAACTTATGTTGCAAACACGGATCTTGGAGAAGAAGTAGAAGATTATTGGGTTTCTCAATGGTGGGAAGGCGTAGAAGTTGGAGACGAAATTTATCCTTACATCAAGCCGAGAGATATTCAATTCAACAAATTTGACGACCCAGGATACAATCATCCAGGAATTGTTGGGCAGATTTATTCAATTCACGGATATAAAGCCTCCTCAATGATGGATATGGCATTTCCATATCAACTTATCTATGACGCGACTTTTCACCGTATGCAAGACGCTATGAGCAAATTTTTTGGAAGTTTAGTGGTAGTGGATTTAGCAAGCTTGCCTCCGGGATGGGATTTGAATAAATGGATGTTCTTTGCAAAGAAAGCCGGTATTGCAGTGAAAGATAGTTTCAAAGAAGGAAGTAAGGGTATGGCGACCGGTAAACTTGCCGGAGGTATTCCGAACTCTGGACAAAGCATTAATCAACAATTGGGAGACTTTATCCAGCAACAAATAAACATTTTATCTTACGTTGAAACTCAGTTGGGTCGAATTGTAGGCGTTCCTCCTCAAAGATTGGGAGACATCCAGAATCGCGAGACCGTTGGCGGCGTTGAAAGAGCAGTTACTCAAAGTTCTTATATCACGAACGAACGTTTCAAAATACACGACAACGTAAAAAAACGCGTGTTGACAATGCTGCTTGAATTATGCAAGGTTGCTTTCAGGGGTTCTCCTAGAAAATTCCAATACATCAGCGACAATTACGTAAACGAGACGTTTGAAATTGACGATGAATTCTGCGACGAAGAGTACGGAATATTGGTTGACAACGATACTGATTTATCAAAAATGGAAAACATGATGGATCAGCTTACGCAGGCAGCGATGCAGAATCAAATGATTCGTTACAGCGACGTGTTCAAGATTTACAATTCGTCCAGCTTGTCGGAGAAACAACGTATCATAGAAAAAGGAGAAGAAGATGCGATTACTCGTCAAGAACAACAAGCTCAAGCGGACAGGGAAATGCAAATGAAACAATCTCAAGCATTGCAGGAGACAGCAGCATCACAACAAGAAATGTTGGAACGTCATCACAATGATAAATTGATTCTTGATAAATATAAAATCGACGAAGACAATTTAACTAAGAGAATGACCGACGAAGCCAAAGCAACAGAAGGAGCAATGAGTATGAGTGCTGAAGAGCAAAAAATATTCATAGAAGACAAAAAACTTCAATTTGAATATGACAAACTTTCCAGTGATTCAATGAAAGCCATGTTAATGCTCGATGAACAAATAAGAAGCAATAGAGCAAAAGAGGCTGATGCAAGAGCAAAAACTGAAGTAATGAGAAAGCAAAAAACTCAAGTAGCAAAGACAAAGTAAATCAGTTTATTTGTTTTAGACATAAGACATATTGTTTTAAAATATAAATGTAATAGATTTGTAGTGCAAGAATAAAAGAACGATAATTAGTAATTTAAACGAAGACAAAAAATGGAAGATGATTTGTATTTATCAATAGATAGTTTAGA